TATAACTTTTGTTCATTAGCGAAAGTATATTACGAGAGACGTCTCTCATAAAATCCTTTCTACAAGGTTTAGTGAGCTGCTAATTTGTTATGTCTCGGCGCAATAGAGTCAGTGCGCGCCGTGGAGGAGACGACTCCTCAACAAAGTCCGGGGCTGGGGATAAAACACCGCCTCAACCTGATGATCGTGACTCAGGAACTAATCCAAAAGGGAAGAAAAAGGAGTCTGGGGCTAAGCGTAAAAGCAAGGCGTCCCCTTCGGGTGGCGGATCTCAAGGTCCGCCTCCCGTCCCGCCTAGCGGGAATAATTCTGGGCCGACGAGTTCTTCGTCTGGTCCAACTGGAGGATCAAGTTCTTCTTCGTCAGGGAGAAAGCCGAAGCAGGGGGCAAATGCGTCCGCCGGGGTCAATGACCCAATAGGCCAAACTTCACTCGTTTTCCGCGATATTTGCGACTGGGCTTCAGCCCGGAAGTGCCAGGTGAGTAAAGCGGATACGAAGGCTTTCGAATACATGACTTCCTTAGGGTGGCCCGTAGAACCATCCCACAGTCGTATGAGTAGTTTGCATCCCATTTCTCATATCGCGAGGGAAGTCGTGGTCCTTGAGATCCTCAAAACTGAAGGCAAGGGCAATATGGAATTGACGATTCTTGACTGGTATGGATCCAATCGGAATCAGAAATTAACTCCTCTCCATCCACCAAATGGTTTGGTTCAGGTGGGAACAGGATCTCGACCGCGTTGGTTGCGATCCCGTGAGGTCCTTAATGTCCGTTCCGTCAACGCTCCCGACGTTCCTGTTCAGGGCGATCGGGGGCGTTCGTTTGGTAGGGGGCGTGTCGCACTACACCCCGACGATGTCTTCGATTTTGCTATCGTTCAAGATGTATACTTTGACTCTGTCGATCAAGATACGGCTCTGTCGACTAAGACGATAAGACATCTAGCATCGATGACGCGAACAGGTCACGTTTATGTTAGCGTGCGGTTGTTTGCGGGGGAGGCCGGATCAGATGCGTTCGGTCCTGGTCTCGAGGAAGGGGTATGGTTTCGGCGTTTAGACGGGGATATTTTATTTTCTCCGGACCGCGCCACGCAACCGTATCCCGCACATGGAGATTTACATTGGCTCCAGTATCGACATTATAAAGGCATTGATGTTACGATGTTGAACAAAATTGGACCTTATTGGCTGTTACGCTGCGCTGTTGGGTATGAGGCTAGTTTGGAATTGCGGGCACAGGTACCATTGACTCCACTTATAGTTAAAGAAATTATTAATAGTCATGGTCCGCTAGTACAATTTATCCTTAATACCCCGGTGTTGCGGCATTTGGGTGCTCTTTCCGGGTATTTGCGGGGTGATGAAAAGACCGTGGAAGTTTATGTTTGTCACGCCGTCGCTAGTTCTTTGAATGTGATTTTTAGTAATCGCGTTCCGAGTGGGCCTATGATGGACTCAGTTGTCCACAAGGCCTTAACTATGCTGACGTCGCGTCAAGACATTCAAGACATTGCCTCTCGTTTTCCCGAGATTTATCGCGAAATTTTGTATGGTACCGTTTTTTACGCAATGTACGCGAATCGAGTAAAAATAGCTGATATGATGGCTTCTTTGAGATCGGGTTTTGCAGATAAAGAGGTTAAACTAATCCAATCGCGCGCTACCGCAAATGTGTGGTCTGCGATGAATGATGTTGCAAGGGTTCGTCGCCGTCAGGTTCTGATGGCAGCGAGTGTAGCCTCGGCAGTGGCTGTAGGTTATTGTTGGTATAAGGGCTACACTCCTCGCAATTTGTTTTCAAAAATTGATTGGAAAATGAGTAATCCTTGGTCCAAGATTGTCCCAAAGATTTGGGATATAGGACGAACGATTATGACATCAACACATGATTTTGTGACCTTGTTATCTAGTATTCGAGCAAGAAATGAAGAAGCCCATCAAGGGAATCCAATTGTTTGCTTTTTGAAGAAACCTTTTATGTCTTTTTACAAAAAGATCGAGGATTTTGTTTATGATACCGTTATGGAAATGTCTTATTGGACAGTCCGTAATGAATATTCACAGCATCCCGGGAAATATACAGAAATTGTTTCTGCTCCTGGTCAAAACGATCCATTTGTAGATGGACATTATGGAGGTTATATTCATACAATGCTTTTTGCCCCCATATATGAGGAAGCCGGAAGATGGTTTGTTCCCGCCATTGGTGAAATCATAATGGGGATTGAAATGTTGGTACATTTTTGTTGTGGGAACAATGTCGGCGCAGTCGGGGCCTTTTG